TTGGCGCGTTATCTAACTCACTAGCGCCTTCGTATAGGATGAAACCTGTTTGCTTAGCCATTGTTATTCCCCTTGGTGATGCCCCTGTTACCAGGGGCGATTGTGTTTAGAATCGTTCGCTAAACAAATGGATTTCTTGGTTTACTCCATCGCTATCTTTAAAGCTTATGGTTCTAATTTTCACTTTCTCTTGGCTGCCAAGCGTGATGGTTCGATTGGTTGTCTTTATGCTCGCAAAATCAACGCCATGCGCGTCGACTTCAATCGATCGGTAATCGCTATCATTAGCCTGGTATTCTTTTACGCCAATACCGTAGCCGATATTGCTGCGACGGAATGTCCCGTGATCGCTTTCCTGCGTGCTAGTGATTATCTCTCGGTTGATTGAGTACATAGTATTCCCCTTGGTTTGTGTGTTTGTGTTGCTGTCGTTGAATACAATGCAGACAGCGTGCCAACTTTGAGAATGCCAGGGGATTCAAGGACTTAGAGTAATTACTGGATGGATATACAGTGTGTAGATGTGTTACCTTGTTACCGTAAAGTGTTACCGCGGTAACGTAAATGTGTTACCGGTAACAGCGTGAGAATCGTGTGTATAGGGATGCTTTTTGGTTGCTTATTAGTCGTTAGGTATTGGGCTATAGGCTATTGGCTTCCTGGCTTATAGGCTACTTACTAAACCCACCTACTTACTAAACTAATCCCTTTACTAAACTAATCGCTTTACTAAATAGACACTGGCGAATCTCACCACAATTTGGCGAATCTCACCACAAATGGGGACGGGGGGAGGGTATTGCGCGTGGTTATTGTTATAGTAGCCCCCCAAATTTGCAAGAGGCCAAATTAAAAAAAAGAAGCAAAACCAATCCCATCCAACCCCCCGTAATGCGTAACTTTGCATAAAAAATAGACAATAATTAAAACTCATGTTTAAATCTGTTTAATTTTTACACACTAAGAGTTACGAAGCTGTGCCTAAAGACAAGATAGATCAACCTAAACGAAAGGTAGGCAGACCAAGAAAGTCTGAGCTGATACCTGAGAAACGCGGGAGAGGTAGACCTAAGGGTGACCATTCGGCTATGGCTGAGATGAAGCAGAGGTTTCTAGCTAGACGAGACACCCCCGCGGTAATTAACTCTATCTTCAAGGCAGCTATGGATGACGACCACAAGAACCAAGCTGCGGCATGGAAGTTAATTGTAGATCGTATCCTACCTGTGAGTTCGTTTGACAAGGACAAGCTTGGCAGTAAGCCTACGGTGAATATCACTATCTCTGGCGTGACAGATACGGTCATTAGCCCAGATGTCATAGAGGGTGAATACAGTGAGGACTAATCTAATTGACATGCTAGTTCTCCATGAGGGAATGAGAACCAAACCCTACGAAGACTCACTTGGGATATTAAGCATAGGCGTAGGCAGAAACTTAGAAAGCATGGGCTTATCCCATGATGAAGTCTATTACATGCTTAGAAACGACATCCGAAGGTGTGAGGAAGAGCTAGACAACGCCTTTAGATGGTATAAGCATTTAGACCAAGTTAGGCAAGACGCTATGATAGACTTGTGTTTCAACCTTGGTCTTACTCGTCTAAGAGGCTTTAAGAAAGCCTTAGCCTTCATGGAGACTGATGACTTTGATAAAGCTGCTGATGAGTTCCTAGACTCTAACTGGGCTGACCAGGTTGGACAAAGAGCAATTAATGTAACCACAATGATACGAACTGGAGAATACTATGCCAATGGTAAACGGTAAGAAATACGCATACACAGACAAAGGCAAGGAAGCAGCTAAAAAGGCCAAGGCAAAGGCCAAGAAAAAAGCAAAGAGTAAATAACATGGCTGACGGACTTTATAAAAACATTAATGACAAGCGCAAGCGAATAGCGGCAGGTAGCGGTGAAAAAATGAGGAAGCCTGGCAGTAAAGGGTCTCCCACAGCCAAAGCCTTTAAACAAGCCAAGAAGACTGCGAAGAAAAAATGAACCTAGACATAAGTCTCCTTGAGTGGCAGAAAGAAGTTTGGAACGATGTCACCCGTTTCAAAGTAGTTGCTGCGGGTCGCAGGACGGGTAAGTCTCGTCTTGCGGCTTATCTTTTGATCGTCAACGCTTTGAAGTCCGACAGAGGGCAGGTGTTCTATGTCGCTCCTACACAAGGCCAAGCAAGAGACATTATGTGGAATCTCCTTCTGGAGATAGGTCAGCCCGTTATTGACTCCTCACATGTGAATAACATGCAGGTCAGATTAATCAATGGGACAACAATAAGCTTGAAAGGAGCGGACAGACCTGAGACTATGCGCGGCGTAAGTCTTAAGTTTCTTGTCTTGGATGAATACGCGGACATGAAGCCCGATGTCTGGGAATTAATACTACGACCCGCGTTGACAGACCTGAAAGGAGAAGCCTTATTTATCGGGACACCAATGGGTAGAAATCATTTCTATGAACTCTACAAGCAAGCCAGTTTAGGCGAAGACCCCAACTTTAAGGCATGGCACTTTACAAGCTACGACAACGACTTACTAGACAAAGCGGAGATAGACTCAGCCAAACAAGGCATGTCTTCCTTCGCGTTCCGTCAGGAGTTTATGGCCTCGTTTGAGGCTAGAGGCTCTGAGATGTTTAAAGAAGACTGGATCAAGTTCGATGAGGAAGAACCCCCTACTGGGGACTACTATGTAGCCATTGACCTTGCAGGTTTTGAAGAGGTTGGTAAGAAGAGCAAAAATAAAAAACTTGACAACACTGCCATAGCTATAGTAAAAGTCGGCGAATATGGATGGTGGATTTGTGATATAATCGCCGGACGTTGGGAGTTGAATGAGACTGCCCAGAAGATATTCCAGATCGTTAGGGACTATGAACCTATATCAGTGGGTATAGAGAAAGGCATCGCACGACAAGCGGTGATGTCTCCACTGACTGACCTAATGAAGAAGAATCAGCGTTTCTTCCGCGTAGAAGAATTAACTCACGGCAACAGAAAGAAAACCGACAGGGTAATGTGGGCTTTACAAGGCAGATTTGAAAACGGAGTCTGTACCTTGAACAAGGGAGAGTGGAACATCCAATTCATGGATGAGATCTTTCAGTTCCCTGACCCCTTAACCCACGATGACATGGTAGACGCTTTGGCTTATGTAGATCAACTAGCCAAGGTGTCTTACTCATACGATTTTGAAATAGATGACTTTGAAGTCATTGACTCGGTTTCGGGTTACTAACAGGGGCTATTATGCTAGAAAGAAACGAAGATCAGTTTGGCATAGAGGAAACCCTCGATTCCTGGGTAATGACTAAGTGTCGTGAGTGGCGCGACCATTACGAGATGAACTACGAGCAGAAGTTCGATGAGTACTACCGTCTTTGGAGAGGGATTTTCTCCTCAGAAGACCGTAACAGAGACTCCGAAAGGTCTCAAATCATCTCTCCCGCGTTACAACAAGCCGTAGAATCTTCAGTTGCAGAGATTGAAGAGGCTACTTTTGGTCGTGGCAAGTTTTTTGACATCAAAGATGACTTTGCTGACCAAGAAACCCAAGACGTAGCGTACCTCCGTGAACAATTGATGCGTGACTTTAAGAAAAACAAAGTCCGCAAAGCTGTAGGTGAGTGTCTAATTAACGCGGCAGTCTTTGGAACAGGGATAGCAGAGCTAACCTTGGAAGAAGTAAAGGACATGCGACCTTCCTCGCGTCCTACTATGGACGGACAGCTACAAGAAATAGGTGTAGAAATCTCAGATCGGACAGTATGTAAGCTAAGAAGCGTATTGCCACAGAATTTCCTGATTGACCCAGTAGCCACAAGCGTTGATGACGCGATAGGTGTAGCTATTGATGAATTTGTACCAGTGCATCAAGTGGAAATGCTACAAGAGAAGGGTGTTTACAAAGACGTACCCTTTAACTTTGCCTATCCTGACATTGATCTAGATGCTGACCACGAACTTACCACGCAACCTACCGATAAAGTCCGTCTTACTAAGTACTATGGTCTTGTCCCCCGCCATTTACTTACCAAAGATGACGATTATGAAGAGGTTGACTTGCAAGATGACGAAGAAGATTCATTCTACGTTGAAGCTATTGTAGTTATTGCAAACGGTGGTACTTTGCTGAAGGCAGAGAAGAACCCGTACATGATGCAGGATCGTCCTATTGTGGCTTTCCCATGGGACGTAGTTCCAAGTCGATTCTGGGGCAGAGGTGTTTGTGAGAAAGGTTATAACTCACAAAAGGCTTTGGATGCAGAACTCAGAGCCAGGATTGATGCCCTCGCGTTAACAGTACACCCAATGATGGCTATGGACGCTACTCGTTTACCACGAGGAGCAAAGCCAGAGGTAAGACCTGGTAAGATCATATTAACAAACGGCAACCCTTCAGAGGTTCTACAGCCGTTTAACTTCGGTCAAGTCTCTCAAATTACTTTTGCTCAAGCAGGTGAACTACAGAAGATGGTTCAAACTGCCACAGGCGCTATAGACTCTGCTGGTATAC